ATCTGAAATAAAAACTTATAATCTTTTATTTTCAAATCAATTTCTTCCTTTGTAACACCAATTTTACCAGATTCAATACCTGATTTTAATAAAGCCATTGTGAACATATATTCATCTTTATTAAATGCTTTGCTTGGTACTGAAGAACTAGCCATATCTTTTTCAATAGCTGTTACTGCTTCATTAAAGTTTTCTGATTCAAAATCATCAACATTAAAGCTGGTATCTGGTTTAGCACCAGAAGGTAGTTCCTGTATCATTGGACTTTTATCTTCTTTAGTAAGAACGAATAAACTGCCATTCTTCTTAGAAGCTTGAACTGTTACTGATACATTCTTACCTTTAACAATAGCTGGGTGCAAGATAGATGACCAAAGAACTATCTCTTGTTCGCCTACTTTAAACTTGAAATTTGGAAACTTGTTAGCCATCCCATCTTTACCAAGTCTATTATCGTAAACGTATTTTATTACTCCTTGTACGTTCATGTTATTTCTCCTTATTGTTTAGGTAGCGATACATTTTTAAACAGGCAATCGCCACTTCTTCCTGTGCATCTCCGATTGGAAATTCCTTAATATTTAATTTTCCAGTTTTGGTACAATTAACTATGATGCCTTTTTTGACATCAATATTTAATTCTTCTTTTACACAAATCTTATAAAGATAAATTTGTACTAACATAGAATCTCTTATTCCTGATGATGACTTCCAGTCATAAATAATATGCTCTCCTGATTTGTTTTTAAATATAGCATCAAGAGTTCCAGTAAATTTATGAATACGACTAAGCACTTTACGTTCAGTAAATACAATCTCTAAACCTTCTTGCTTGTCATACCATTCTTTAAACTTACCAAATGATTTTTTAATCTCAGGATTATGTATCTCAGGAGTAATTCCTTTATGAATATAATCTTCAATTAAGTTATGTACTTGAGTTCCAACAGAACCTGCATCTGACATATTTTGATTTGGTGCTTTTTTGATTTGATCGGCAATCTTAATTAACTCTATTTCATCATAGCTAACACCTGCTCTGATTAACTTCTTAAATTCTTCAGAACATATCTTACTACTCCACATTCCGATCACGTTTGCTGGTGTGAGGATTTTGGTTATTTGTGTGGCACTAGGCAACTGCTCATCATTCCAAAAATACTGGTGAGCAACAACATCAAATAATAGTGTTTCTTTTCCTTCGTATAGTTTTATTTCTTCCATTTTACCTTCCCTTTGTTTTTGTTAATGCTTATTCAGCATAAATATTCTGCTTAATTGTTTTCTTGTAAACTGATTTGACAAGTTCTGCATCAAATAATTTATCAATAGAAATATCAAATACCTTGCTTACTTTAAATATTTGATAACTGCTCATTATGTTAGTTCCAAGTTCAAACTTAGATACTTGTTGTGTTGCCGAACCCATAAACTCAGCTAAATGTCTTTGACTCATATATTTAAGCTTGCCTGTTATTGGTTCTTCAATCTGCGTATTGTGTCGCAAGAATCTTAGATTACTTGCAAGTGTGTTTACTATATTGTTTCTTGTTTCCATGTTTCCTTCCATTGTTTCATAAATTGTTTCCAATATAATGATTCTGTTTTTTCAACATCATATTGTGGATATAACTTATAGAACTCATCTAAAGTTAAATCGCTATGATCTAAAAGAGTGTAATAGTATTCAAAATAAGTTTGAACAATATTAGGGTGCTTTTGAGATTCTAAAAATAGTCGTTCTATTTCTTGTTTTACAGTTATCATATTTCTCCTAGTTAATTACATTATGGTTGCGTCCAGCTAGACATTTTTTAATGTAATTCTTTTTAGTATCTTCTGCTTTACTTACAACACCAAGACTAGCTGGTCTTAAAATATTATCTATAATCCAAGCTTGTACTTCTGCACTTGTAGATAAATGTTGGTCAGCTAACATAGTGCAGTGCTGAATATCATCTGTGATTTCAACTGCTCTAGCTTCGTTCCAAGTACCAGCACGACCCTTCGTGTCAATAATTGGCTTATATGTACTGCAATTACTTATTGTTAAAATAAGTATTAAACCTAATAATGTTTTCATTTTTCCCTTTGTTTATTTTAGTTAAGTAATCTTCAGTTTGGATATTAGCAATATCAATTTTCTTTAATATTGGTTTTTGTTTCCAAGCTAAAGTTATATATTCCAATAAAGTTTCGGTTCTACGATTCTTTACTAAAATTTCTAAGACTCTACTCGCTAGTTTGTGATCTGTCTTTGTTGTCATTTGCCTTCTCCAGTTTTTGTTTTTCTAATCGTTCTTGGTACTTCTTTAAAGCTTCTTCCATTTTTACACGCATAATGGAATCGCCTAATGCTTTACTATTATCTTTTTTTAAAAAGTTCATTTTTCCCTTTACCTTTTATAGCTAGTTTTAATGCGTTGTAAATTGCTTTTTCATAGCTGGATATTTTGCTTCCTGAAAATTCCTGCACAACAAAATACTTTTGCATAATTTCAGCACAACCATTTAGTATATCAATATCAACAGTTCTTTTCATAGCTAATTAATTGCTAAATGTATTAATATTATACTTGCACCAAGCAATATAGCTGTGATAACCAAACCTATTCCGTCTTTAGTTTCTCTTGTCATTAAGCTACCTCGCTGATCATTACATCATAAAGATTACACCACTCTTCAAAATCTTTTTTTGTGTTATTCCATTGATCTGAAAAATGATCATCGTCATTTAATAATGACTGATATTCGTTTAGTGCTTCTTGCATTGTGTAAACTCTGATTGTCATTACGCAACCTCCTTTATTGTTTCAAAATTATACATATTTTCATCACAAGTTAAACATACATAAGGATAATCAATATCTTCGTGTATCTCTATATAAACATTAGAAAAACAATTATGACATTTTTTATCTTTAACAATATGCTCTATTTTGTATTCTTTATTCATTTATTGTTCTCCCATATTAAATATGCCAAAAACACAGCAAAGCAGAAGTAAGCAAACCCTACATCATTTATTATTTCTAGCATTGTTTTGTCATCATATTGTTAAGTTTACTTATTAGATTAAAGATACGTTTTTTTGTATGCTCTCCTCTAACTTCATTTTCTAGCAAAATTTTTGAGAGACAAGCAACTAACATCTTCATCTCAAAATAACTCATGCTACAAATAACTCCTGTGTTTCTCATTTACGTTTCCTTTTTTTATTACCAAAGCAATCCCATTTCTTATGGTATGATTTGAGTAATTTTGCCAGTTGTTTTTTCATGCTATTTTTCTTTGCCCAGCTTTGTTTAAACCACCCTTTGTTTCTTCAACAGCAACACTTCTTTCAGTCCAACCAAAAGGAATAATATAATCTTTTGGAAAAACAAATAGATGATATTGATTTGCTGTGTCCATTAATCTTTTTTCACTTGGATAAAGTTCAATGGCTTCTCTTGTTTCACTTACCAATTCATTTTTAATTAATTGAAAGTGTCTCCAGTCATGGATAGATTTTTTATCTATTCTTTTAATTGAAAGATAATCAATCATACCATACCAACTTTTTTCATGTACCAACCAGTTAGCTTGGTCTCCACGAAAAACTCTAACTTCATAAGTATCATTTCTAAATACTTCGCAATTATACATTTCATTGTAAAATTGTTTTGACTGTTCGTAAGTAAGATTTAAACCAAAACTTTTAGCTTCTGATTTGCAATATTCAAATCTAGCTTTAATTGGTAAATCCCAAATAGGAAAATGTGCTTTTCTAAATGGTGTCATTTAATCTCCTTTACATAAGTGTTCCAGTATTGACCCTTAATCAAAAGCTTCTTAGTTTTAGTTTGATGATGCAGTTCTAAGATTTGCATTTGTAAACATTTACTAATTGCTCTTGATATTCTTCCTGAATTAATTTCAGGTAATTTATCTTTAATTAACCCAATCATTACTCTACGACCAATTCCTTTAACTCTTTTAGAGTCATTAGAATAATTTTCTTGAATTAATTTTATAGCTTCAGGATAGACAACTGAAAAAGAATTACGAGATTCTTTTGTATATCTACCAGCAAAAGCTAAGAACCATTTATCCCAACCCTGTGGGTCAGCAGTCCAACAAGGTGCGTTTTCTTCGCCTGTGTATTTTATTTTGTTTGTCATATTTCCTTCCTTGATAAAGTTAAGCTACTTTTTTTTGTTTTCTAAAGTAAGGTAAAATATTGTATTCAATTTTATACAATAGTTCCAACTTATCTCTAACCCAATTTTCAAAAACTTCTCCACCTATAGAATTATCAATTAATGTAAAAATTCTTGGATTTTCAGCAAAGTAAGTTTCAACATCTTCCCAAATATTACTATCTTCGCTTCCTCTTTTTTCAATTATATTTACTGCTAATTGATTTGCATATTTTTTTAGTGTCATATTTTCCCTTTATTTTTTGTTTATATAAAATCAATATAGTTATAAAAATCTTAATATCAACTATAAAATGATAAATTGTGGATAATTTATACAAGAAATATATCAATGAAAACAATGACTTATTCGTTGCCATTTTGTTCTATATTTGATACTAGGGATTGTGGGTAAGTGCCTTCCCTTACCCACGTTATATAACTAGGAGAAATAATGCCAATAATTAAAGGTTATTCTAAGAAATCAATAAGCAAAAATATAAGCCGAGAAATGAAACGTGGTAAATCACAAGCACAATCTGTGGCAATAGCTTTATCAGTTGCTAGAACTGCAAAGAAAAAAGCAAAGAAATATAAATAGTGCAAATTCGGAAGGCAAACATAATTTATTCTGTTAAGCATCAGAAGTTCGTAGCTTCTTTTCCATGTGTAGTTTGTGGGAACGATACTCAAGTTCAATGCTGTCATATTCGTTCTATTCCTAAAGTAGGTAATGTAGGCAAAGGGATAAGAGATGATAGGTTCTGTATTCCAATGTGCTTTACTTGTCATACCCAACAGCATCTTATTGGCGAATTAGAGTTTTTTGAAAAATATAATATAAATCCTATATTGATTTCTATGAAGTTAGCTAGTATATCTCCTTGTAATAAAATTAACCAATCCAAACAGGAAGGAAGTTACAATGGCAAACTTGACTATCGGCAACATATCCGAAATAACAAAAAAGGTTCTTTGCAATCCTAAACTTTATAAAGAATTAGATTTTTTTCAAGTTCCACATAATAAAGTTTGTCTAGCAGTCATTAGAGAACTAACTAAGTTATCTTATAATGAAATTGGCAAAGCATATAAAAAATCTTGGTTCACAATTTATTCTGCTGTTAAAGATACAAACAAAAATGGACTTAAATCATTTACAGCTAAAGTAATTGATCTGGTCAAAGCAGAAGTTAAATGACTGAAGGTTGGATAGCTTTACATAGGAAGATTTATACATCTAGCGATTTTAAAAATCAGTTAGAGGTTTCTATATTTATTTATTTACTTACAATGGCTTCGCATAAGCCAATCCAAGTTATTTATAGAAAAAAGAAACTAACTTTAAATAGAGGTGAAGTTTCAATAGCTTATAGAGATTTGGCTAAAAAATTTAACATTTCTAAAGATAAAGTTAGAACTGTTATTAAGAACTTAGTTGAATCAAATAACATAAGACAAACTTTGCACAAACGTCTTAGCATATTTAGCATTGTAAAATATAGCAAATATCAAGATTTGCCAAAATCTCAAGACAAACTTTCCCACACAGAACAACAACCATATACTAATATACTATATAGTAGTAAAAATAATGATATAAGTCTTAGCAATATGACTAATACACCAAAGAAAATTACTATTCCTTCCTTGCAAGACTTAAAAACTAAGATCATTGAGAAACCAAGAGAAAAGAACGAGTTTGAAATTATGCGTGAAAAACTTGACGCAGAAGATTACGAAAAATGGGTTCTGCACACATTAAACTCTTGAAATAAAAGAACAATCTATTATAAATACAAATAACTACGTAGGTTTGGGTGGGCTTAGTTCCCACCCTTTAAAAATTATATATTTACTTAATCCTAAAATAACATTACTGATTCGCCATTAACTAACTGGAGAATGTAGTTATGGAAAAAACAATAGAAAAAGCTTTAAAGCAATTAGACAAAATAGATGATTTAGTTGCAAAGCTAAGAGACCAACTAGAATCTGCCATTGATGACTACGCAGAAGATGATTCTTATGATGATTCTAACGAAGATGCGTATTCTGATGATGATGATGAAGATTCTGACGAGGAATAATCTAATTAGATAAGCTGTAAAGCTGGAAGGTTATCAAACCTTTAACAATGAACTCAAAAATACTTAGTATAAAACTATGGGACTATTCTATTGTGTGTTTATTCTTGTCTTTGGTTTTTGTGTGTGGAACATTTTTTCCGAACTCTAGCACAAAAGAAAAGATTAGAAACAACACCATTGAAGAAATTAGGAAGATAGGTTTCTTTGAACCTAAAGTAGAAAATATGTCTAGCGAAAGGTTTATTGAAAGCATGAAGAAATGTATTGCTTTTCATAACCTAGACATAAGAAAGGAAGAACAAATACCAACTTCATTAATCATAGCACAGGCAATAGTAGAATCTAATTTTGGAACTTCAAGATTTGCTAGAGAAGGTAATAATTTATTTGGAATTAGAGTTTGGTCTAAAGAAGGAATGTTGCCACTTAAACAAGACCCATCAATAAATTGGCGAGTTAAAACATATAAAACTAAATGCCAGTCAGTTAAAAGCTATATACTGACAATCAATGAGAACCATCACTATCAAGAATTTAGACAAATGCGTCAAAGAACAAAAGACCCAATGAAACTAGCAGATGCCTTAGATAATTTTAGCACTAGCAAAGAATATGCAAATCATGTTAAGCAGATACTAATTAAATACAAAGGCAAAATATAATGGCTAATGAAACTACATCAACATCACTAAACAAACTTTATACAAACAAAGTTAAGACTAAAGGTACTTATAGAGTTTACAAACCAAAGCCATTAAAGATGCCGAGAAAAAAGAAATGAAAAAACCTATTTATTTAACTAAAAGACCAGCAAGACTTGGCAAACCAAAACCATTTAACACAAAAACAAAAGCTTATAAAACTGCAAGACGTTCAGCAGGTCAAAAGTTTGGCAAAAAAAACAGCTTTGTTAAAAACCTTTACATAGCAAAGAAGCTTAAAAGAAAATGACATATTTTTTTATATGCCTAGCATTGTTTATAATGTTACTAGCATTTGTTTTTTTTATAATTAGAATCTGCAAATGAGTTTACCTAACGAAATAGTCTTTGGAAGCAGACTGATTAAGTTAGATTACATTGACCACGAGGTAGCATCTAAGAAAAAGATATTCGGTGAATTTGACTGCGACAACAACACACTAACCATAGACAAATCATTAGATAATATTCAGATGACTAACACATTACTCCATGAACTTTTACACATGATACATGACGAATATAAACTAGATTTACCATTAAAAGCTGAAGAAGTAGTATGCAATAGTATAGCTAATGGAATCTGCCATGTATTATACCAAAACCAGAATTTATTAGAGTTCCTTTACAAATCGTTAAAAAAAGCTTAATAGAACATTTAACGAACATAGTCGGTTAATATGGGTAAAGATATACTAGTAATAGATGATAATAAGCCAGTACGTAAGAAGCCGTTTGCGTTTACACCACAAGTTTTAGATCAAATAGAAAAACTAGCTTCGTTAATGTGTACTCTTACAGAAATAGGCGATATTATTGGTTGTTCACACGATACCATTCAAAGAAATCAAGAAGCTAAAGAAGCAGTTAAACGTGGGGTTGCTAACGCAAAGCATACTATTAGAAAAACCCAATTTGATATTGCTACTAAACTAAATTCCAGTATTATGGCTATGTGGTTAGGCAAAGTTTATCTTGGACAAACCGATAAGATACAAAACACTGACGACAATGTTCCTTTGCCAATCTATGACATCATAGAACACGAAGAACCAAAAGAAGTTATTGAACTGAAAGTAGAAGATGGCAAGTAAATGCTTATTTTGTAAAAGAGAAATGAACAACAAGCTTGAACAACATATCAAAGCTTGTCATAAATGCATTGTTGATTTGCTTATGAAAAAGCATAACTTAAAAGTTAAGAAACAAGCACCAGTAACATTGAACTTAAAAAAGTATGAATAAATTTAGTTTATTAAAACGAGATAAGAACCCAAGAGGTGGTCTTAGCAGTTCTGGTAGAGCAAGATATAACAAAGCAACAGGTGGCAATTTAAGACCACCAGTTAAATCAAGACCAGATACTTTGACTGAGTATAGACGCAAAGGTTCATTCTTAGTTAGAATGGGTAGCAGTCAGGGTAGACTATTTGATTCTAAGGGTCGTAAAACAAGATTAAAACTAAGCTTAGAAGCTTGGGGTTATAGAGGTAAAAGCAAATCTGAAGCAGTGGCTTTAGG